CGATCTGAGAGGGAGAATAAATAAAAATAAAAAAAAATAAATATTTTAAATTTATCCTATTACCGAATAAAAAAAAATTTTATCAAAAATAATTAGTATAAACTTTTTTCAAAATTGATTTTTCTATTTTTCAAAATATCTAAACAAAAAATAAATACTATGGGACAAAAAGCCAAAAATGCTGGTAAGAAAAATTCTAAAACTTGTAATAAATTAGCAACTACTAAAAGTGTAAATTGTTCTGGTGGTAGAATAAAACTGAAATGTATTGAAAGTCATTTTGCTCTACATAATAGTTCTAATGAAATTATAGGTGAATTAAATTCTACCACAAATATATCTACTGATTATAAAAAAATAAATACACGAAATTCTTTGAAAATTAAATTTAATGATTGTAAAAAAAAAAATTTAATAGAAAATTTAGGTAATGTAGAATTTATGGATTGTGAAAATATAATTAAAGAATTAAAATAAAAAAAAATAAATATTTTAAATTTTATCCCATTACCGAATTAAAAAATATTTTATCAAAAATAATTAGTATATACTTTTTTCAAAATTGATATTTTTAAAAACATTTTTTAAAACTGATATTTATATTATTTCAAAAAACAAAAGAAAAATATGGATACCACTATGGCGAATATTATTGACGAAAATATTGGTAAATTTAATTATTTTAAATTATTAGCAAATAAAAATAAAATAAATTTATCTATGGATATAATTGACGCTAAAATAAAACCAAAATTAGATAAAGATATTTCTGTATTATATTTTCTAAATAATATTTTAAATATTGTTCTTATTAAAAAATTATTATTTAATTTTAGTAGAAATGTCCGTGATATTAAATATAATAAAATGTTAAATAATTTTGAAAATTTAATAAAATTTAATAGACCTTTATTTGAGAAAACATTTTTAGACGAAATAAAAGAAGCATTAGATAAAACTAAAATATCTATACCTCCTAACTATGGTAAATATATTATAAATATGTGTTTTGAAAGTAAATTATGTTTTAATATAGTTTCTTATTTATTAAATAGTTGTGATTTATATACACAAAAATATATGACCCCAACAAAATATAAAAAATGGGTTTTAGAAAAAGTAAAAGATTATGTATCTCAACAAGAAAATAATTATCTAATAGATTGTTTTAAATATTCTTTTGATTATAGACAACATTATTATCGTTCTCATTGTAGAAATCCTATTGAAATAAAATTTTATTGTAGATATGATAAAATTAAAAATATTGAAAATCGTATTCATACTGATAAATTACATTTATTATTAATGAAATAAAAAAATAAAAATATTTTAAATTTATCCTATTACTGAATAAAAAAAAAATTTTATCAAAAATAATAAAAATAACATTTTTTTAAAATTGATATTTTTAATTTCAAAATATTAAAACAATAAGTAAAATGTGCGACGCAGAATATATTAACAAAAAACAACTTAAACTTATTAAACTTGAAAAATTATTAAAAAAGTGGGACAAGAAACATTATAACAAAACATTTTCACCATATATTAATGAATGGGAATATGAAAGTAAAGAATATAATAAAGAAAAATATAAAAATAAAATATTATTTATGTTAGACCATAGATTAGGGGACGGAAAAAAACTTATTAGAAAAAAACTAATAAAATTATTTACTAATGAACTAAATAAACTATCAGCAATAAGAGCGAGTAGTAATTACGGAACTTGGGATTGTTGGCTTGCCGAAAATATTGGTGTGTTTCCTTATGAGTGTATAATAGAAACAGAAGGTTATTATACATTTACAAAATTTAAAAAAGAAATAAAAGAAAAAATAATTTATTTTGTTGATAAATTTATGGAAGAAGACCATAAAAAAATAGCAGACTATTTAAGTAGTATGTATGGGGAAGGTATAGAAATTAGTTTTAGAATAATTTATAAAGTAATTCAAGAAGTAGATAATGGTTATGGTAGTGATATTGAAATACAATTTAGACCAGATATGTTTTGTTAGGATAGAATGATATAAAATTATAGATTTAAATTTTTATAGAAATATTTTTTTTTATTTTTTTTATAAATTATTTTTTTTTAAATTATTTTTTTTTTATTTTTAATATTTTTACTTATCCTATCCTAAATATTATTTACTACTATAATAAGATAAAAAGACTATAAAATACTGATAGGATATAAAAGGATAGAGAATTCTTTATCCTACGCACCGTATAAATTAATTTTGTTTATCCTATTACTGAATAAAAAAAAAATTTTATCAAAAATAATAAAAATAATGTTTTTTTAAAATTGATATTTTTATTATTTCAAAATATCAAAACAAAAAAGTATTATGACTACTATTGAGAATATCCATACTTATCTTAAATATTCTATTATAGATAATAAGTTTATTGAAGGCTTAACTATTACTTGGGATTGTAAATTTAATAAAGAAAAAAAAGAATTTATAAATAAAGAATTAAATGAGTTAATGAGTAATGAATATTGTTATGACCCAACAAACGGAAAAGCAAGTTTTATGTGGGTAGAAGAATTTAAAAAATATTTTAATTATGAACTTGGTAAAAAAATGTGTATATTTATAAAAAGTAATGCTGACGGATATTTTAATGCTTGGAAAGAAGACGAAAATAATTGGTATGATATGTATATAGACGAAGAAGGTTATATTAATGTATCAAATTATTATTATCCGTTTAACAAAATAAATGGGAATAAATATACTCAATATTCAGTTAAAATTTATATTAGACCAGATTGTATATATAATGATAATATTTATACTGCTATTCAAGAACAGAAAGAAATAAAAGAAAAAGAAGAAAAAATAAATAATTGTGAAACAGCTTTAAAAAATTTAAAGAGTGGTGATATTATAACATTTGATACATATGTCTATTTGAGAGATAAGCGTTCTATGAATTTATATAAAGTTCTTAAAATTTGTTCTAAAACTATAAAATGTGTTGAAATGGGAACATTTTATAAGGATAAAGAAATATTGGTAAAAAAAGAAAGATTACTATATCATTTTAAAAACTATAATTTTACTATTACGAGAGAATGATAAGATTTAAAAACTAAAATATACTATATAATATATGACAGATAAAGAATTAATATTAAAAATAAAATTAATAATAGAAAGAAAAACTGAACCTATTTTAATTAAAGAAAAACAACATAAGATATTATGTGAATGTGGTAGAAAAGTATTTAGTGATAGTTTTAATAGACATATATATACTGGGGTTCATTTTACTAATTTAGCAGAAAAAAAATATGACGAAATTAAAGAATTATTAGAGTTGAATTCTACTTAATCTTAATAAAATTTCTGGTGGATTTTTAATTTTTTTTTGAAAATAGTTTCCTACTTTATAAATATTTAATTTTTTTTTTTCGTCTAATTTTTCTAATATATTAATATTATCAATCATTTCAATTAAATTAGAATTTTTTAAATTTACTAAATTACTGCTATAATTATAAATGTATTTTCTCATACTTATACTTATATATAATATTATTTTTCTAAATACTTTAATTACTATCTAAAAATGAAAATACTAAATACAATTTAAAGTATTTAAAAATAAAAATATATAATAGTATATATGCCCCCAGAATTAAATAATACAAGTTGGATACAATCAATAGTTTCTAATATAGAACCAATGAATACCTATATAGAAGTAAATGATAATCAAGAAGTAAATTATATTAATAAAGACCAATATGAATTATCTTATAATAATACTTTAAATAAACTAAATAAAAAAAGTAAAGAAAATATTATGGACGATAATATGTTAAAAAAAGAAATGAGTATTGATAATCAAATTAAAGAATTAAAACAAAAACAAAAAGAGAATGAAAAAAAAGAAAAAGAAAAGATTAAAAAAGAAAAAGATTTAAAAAAGAAATTAGAACAAGAAGAAAAAGAATTAAATAAAAAATTAGAAAAAATAAATAAACAAAAATCTTTAATACAATATAAAAATCAAACAGAAGATAATTATTTAGAAATGGAAAATGAATTTAATAAAACACATTTTAAAGTAATTAAACATTCTATTTATTGTAATTATGATAATTTTGAATTAATTTGTTATAAAAAAGGAAACTTTGAAACTTCTTATTCTCACGAAGTATATAACTCTGTTGATAAAGAAGGAAACCCAACAGAAAATAATTTTATACAAAAATATATGAAATCTAAAACAAGTAGGGTTTATAAGGATATGAATATTTATCCTAATGTTAAATTATGTCCTCCTAATCATTTTAATTTATGGTTGCCTTTTCAAATTGAGATAGAAGTAATTGAAGAAAGAAATGAAGAAGGTTTAAAATTTATTTTAAATCATTTATTAATTTTATGTAATAATGATAAAGAAATTACTGAATATGTTATAGATTGGATTAGTCATATGTTTCAAAGACCTTATGAAAAATCTACATTTTTATTATTTGTATCCAAAGAAGGTATTGGTAAATCTACTATATTTTCTAAATTATTAAAGTCTATGATTGGTGTATCTAAATTTTTTGCTACTACTAATCCACAAAATAATATTTTAGGAGAATTCAATGAAGCTTTGATAAATGCTTTTTTAATTGTATTTGAGGAAATGGACTTTTTATCTACGAAAGGTTGTGAAGGAACTTTTAAAGCATTAATTACTAATAGTGAAATTTATATAAACCCCAAAGGAGCCAAAGGTTATATGGCGAATAGTTTTCAACGAGTATGTGGTAATACCAATAATGTTAATATTAATATACCAACCAAAGAAGGAGATAGAAGAAAATGTATGATTAAATGTTCTAATGAAAAAAAAGGAGATACTAAATATATGGAACAATTACATTATTGTTGTGAAGATAAAGCAACAATGAAAAGTTTTTATGAATATTGTATGGATAGAAATGTAGAAGATTTTATTTCAAGACCAATACCATTAACAGCATATCAAGAAGAATTACAAAAATATTATGAAAGTCCAGTTGAAACTTTTTTGAAAAAAAAAGTATGTTATTTTTATCATAATGAAAATTATACTGGTGTATCAATAGAATATTCATTTTCAAAATTATATAAAGATTTTAACTATTGGTTATGTTCTAATAATGAAAAAATTTCATATACTAAAAGAAAATTTAGTTTAGAATTAGGTAATTTAGAAGTTAATGGATTTGAAAAAATAAGAAAAAATGGAGATATTATTTGTATTTTTAATATACCAATGTTATTAGAAATATGGGATATTAAATTAAATAATGTAGATAATGAATTAATATTATTAGAAGAAGAAGATAATTAATTATTAAAAGTATTTTTTTTTTATTTATTAATATTATAATGATATTCAAAAAAATATATAATTATTATAATGAAGAAGAATTATTTGACGTAAAAGAATGTTTAAATTTTTTAGAAAGTAAAATTAAAGAATTAGAAATAAAAAAAGAAAATGATAAAACATTAGTAATAAATATAATCAAGTTATTAAAAAATTAAATTTACAAATATATTCATTAAAATATACTTATGGTTTATAAAAATACTTTTA